ATCATCCGCTGGAACTGATCCCTATCAGGCCCGGGGACGTGACGATCAAGCAGGCCGACGACTACAGCCTGTCGTACGAGATCACGTCGCGCAACGGCAAGAAGCAGACCTTTCCGCAGTCGTCGATCTGGCACTGGCGCGGGCCGTCGTGGGACGGCGTCGCCGGGCTGGATGTCGTCAAGTACGCGCGCGAGGCCATCGGTCTTGCGATGGTGACGGAGGAGTCACACTCGCGGATGCACTCCAATGGCTCGCGGATCGCTGGCATGTACAGCGTCGAAGGTCACTTGTCGAAAGAGCAGCACAATCAGTTGCGCAACTGGATCGCGGACGAATACGGCGGCGTGGGCAATTCCGGCAAGTCGATGATTCTGGATCGGGGCGCGAAGTTTCAGCCGACCGGCCAGACCGGAGTCGACGCGCAGCACCTGGACACCCGCCGGTATCAGATCGAGGAGATCTGTCGCGAGTTCAGGGTGATGCCGATCATGGTCGGCTACTCGGACAAGTCGGCGACGTATGCCAGCGCGGAGCAGATGTTTCTGGCGCATGTCGTGCACACGCTGTCGCCGTGGTACGAACGGATCGAGCAGTCTGCCGACTGCCAGCTTCTGAGCGACAAAGACGCGGCCGACGGCTATTTCGTCAAGTTCAACTCGGCGGGGTTGCTGCGCGGCTCGCACAAGGACCGTTCGGAGTATTTCGCGAAGGCGCTCGGCTCTGGTGGGTCGCCGGCATGGATGACGCAAGACGAAGTGCGGGCGCTCGAAGAAATGAATCCGATGGGCGGCGAAGCGTCGGAACTGCCGGCGCGTAGCGGGGCGCCACCGGAACCAACGGAACCGCCCGCCGAAAGCGAGGACGAAGATGGAACGGATTGAAGTCGGCCTGATGGAAATGAAGTTCGACCCCGGCGTTGAGACGATGACGTTCAAGGGCTACGGCGCCGTATTCGGCAACGTCGATTCCTACGGTGACGTGATCGAGGCGGGCGCCTTCGGCAAGTTCCTCGCGGATGTGAAGTCCGGTGAACAACCGTGGCCGGCGATGCTCTCGCAGCATGGCGGGTTTGGCCTGACTGCCGACGACATGACCCCGGTCGGTGTGTGGACCGATCTCGCGGAGGACGGCAAGGGGCTGCGAGTCGAGGGCAAGCTGGCGCCGACCCCGCGCGGCCTCGAATACTACGCGCTGGCGAAGATGGAGCCGCGGCCGGCGATCGACGGCCTGTCAATCGGGTACATCGCGAAAGAGTCCGAGCCGCGCAGCAAGCCGGAAGATCCGCGCCGTCGGTTGAAGCGCATCGACGTGATCGAGATCAGCCTGGTGACACGGCCCGCGAACCGGCTCGCTCGCGTCTCGAGCGTCAAGAGCATCGAGGATCTCGCGTCACTGCGCGAGGCCGAAGAATTCCTGAGCGCACTCGGCCTGTCGAAGACGCAGGCCGTCGCGTTTCTCTCACGAATCAAGGGCATCGGGCCGGGTGATCCGGTGGGTGCCTTGGGCGGGCCGGGTGATCCGGTGGCCGAACTGGTCGGCGCTTTGCGTCGACGAAATGGTGCGCTGCCGACCCGGTAGCCGCTCACAACCTCATCTGGAGCATCAAAAATGGCGGACCTCAGCGAAGTCAAGACCCTGATCGAGGATCAGGGCCGCGCGTGGGAAGAGTTCAAGAAGACCAACGACGCGATCATCCAGGCGAAGGCCGACGGCAAGGCCGTGGGCGACCTGGAGACCAAACTCGGCACGATCAGCCAGCAGATGGACAAGCTCGCCGATCTGAAAGCCGAATTCGACCAGTTCGTGCTCAAGTCGCAGCGCCCGGGTCTGGGCGGCGGCAGCAACGAGATCGAAGCCGAGGCCAAGTCGTGGAACGCGATGTTGCGCGCCGACTTCCAGAGCAAGGGCCGGCCGATGCCCGCCGAAGTGAGCCCAGAGGCGTACGCACAGTACAAGTCGGCGTTCTTCTCGATGGCGCGCAACGGCGACATGGAGCGCCTGACCGCCGAGGAGCGCAAGGCGCTTTCGGCCGGCTCGGACCCGGACGGCGGCTACCTGCTGCCGACGCCGACTGTCGGCCGTATGGTCAAGCGCATCTGGGACCGCTCGGTGATCCGTCAGATCGCCAATGTCGTGTCGATCTCGACCGACTCGCTCGAAGGCATCGTCGACAACGACGAAGCCGACGCCGGGTGGGTGTCGGAGCTTGGCTCGCGCAGCGACACGGGAACCCCGCAAGTCGGGAAGTACCGGATCGAAGCGCATGAGATGTACGCCATGCCGAAGGCGACGCAGAAGCTCATCGACGACGCTGCGACGGACATCGAAGGATGGCTTGCCGACAAGGTGGCCGACAAGTTCGCGCGGGTCGAGGACGAGGCGTTCGTCAACGGCACCGGCGTCGGGCAACCGCGCGGACTGTTCACCTACGCGACCGCCGCGACCGCGGATTCGTCGCGCGACTGGGGCACGTTCGAGCACATCGTCACGGGTGCGAACGGCGCGTTCCACACGACCAAGGCCGACCCGCTGTTCACGTTGCTGGGCGCGATGAAGGATGCGTACCTGGCGAACGCGACCTGGGTGATGAAGGGCACGGTGCGGACGGCGCTGCGGCAGATGAAGGAGGCCACCAGCGATCGGTACCTCTGGGAACCGAGCATGCAGGCGGGCGTCCCGGATCGGCTGCTCGGGTTCCCGGTGCGCGTCGACTCCTACGTGCCTGCGATGGCCACCAACTCGCTGTCGCTGGCCTTCGGCGACTTCCGCGAGGCGTTCACCATCGTCGACCGCATCGGGGTGCGCACGCTGCGTGATCCGTACACCGCGAAGCCGTACATCGTGTTCTACAGCACGAAGCGCTGCGGCTCGGGTGCGGTGAACTTCGAGGCGGTCAAGTTCCTGAAGTTCGCGGCGTAATCGGCAACGGGACCGCTTCGGCGGTCCCGGTCCTACACGATCAAGGAAACACATCATGGACAACAAGGATCTCCACAGCAACGTCAAGCAGGTCGTGGCACTCATCCCGACCGTGCTGGGCGCGACGGGTGCCATCACCGGCGCGATCATCGACCGCCAGGGCTATGGCGGCGTCGAGTTCATCCCGATCTACGGATCGATCACCACGACCGGCACGGTTGTCACGGCGACGCTGAAGGAGGGCGACGTGACGGGCACGCTGACCAGCGTTGCCGACGCCGATCTGCTCGGCACCGAGACGCTGGCGTCGCTGGCGGCCGGCGCGAGGGTGGCCGGCACCGGCAAGGAAGTGGCGAAGCGGGTCGGCTACATCGGCTCGAAGCGGTACGTGCAGCTGACGCTGGCCGGCACCGGGACGACTTCGGCGGGCGTCGTTGCTGCTGCGGCGGTGATGTACAACCCGTCGTACCGGGCCATCAGCAACCCGTAATTCTCGGGATCAGGTCGAGCGCTCGCCCGCTCGGCGCCGTGAAACTCGGCACCACTCTTTCGGCGAGGAACCAGTGCACGTCGCGATTCTCGGGCTCGGCCCATCGGTGAAGCAGTACCTGGAATTGACGAAGCGCTTCGGCGGTCGTCGCGCATGGTGTGACGAGACCTGGGGGATCAATGCGCTGGGCGATGTGTTCGCCTGCGACCGGGTCTTCCACATGGACGATGTGCGGATTCAGCAGGTTCGCGCTGAGGCGAAGCCGGACAGCAACATCGCGCGAATGCTGGACTGGATGAAGACCACGGCCACGCCGGTCGTGACGAGTCGGGCGCATCCGGACTATCCGGCGCTGGTCGAGTTTCCGCTGGCGGAAGTGCTGACGAAGTACCCGCTGGGCTACTTCAATTCAACCGCGGCCTATGCGGTGGCGTATGCCATGCACGTGGGCGCGACGAAGCTTTCCTGTTTCGGCATGGACTTCACGTATGCCGATGTGCACGACGCGGAGAAGGGCCGCGCGTGCGTCGAATTCTGGCTCGGCATGGCGGCCGCTCAGGGAGTCGAGCTGTCGGTGCCGAAGTCGACGAGCCTGCTCGATGCGTGCAACTCGCAGGCGGAACGGTTCTACGGGTACGACACGCTCGATCTGGCGTTCTCGCGTGACGGACACGGGCGCGTAGTTGTCGACAAGTCCGAGCGTGAGGAACTTCCAAGCGCTGACGAGATCGAGGAACGCTACGACCATTCACGGCATCCGAATTTGCTGGTCGAGTCGGAACGCTAGGCGGTCCAATCACAAAGAGGCGCTCATCGTGAACGAACCCATGATCCACACCTCACACGGCAATCTGCCAGTCGCGTCATTGCAGTACGAGACGCGATGGGAGGATGCGCCGGAGTATCTCAAGTTCGTCGAGGTCTATCGGCTCGCCGGCGAGGTCGTGCGCGAGTCGGCGCATGTTTACGCAAAGCGCGGGCTGCTGTGTGAGCCGGTCGTGCAACAAATAGGGGGTTGAAGTGGCTAATTCGCAAGGTGTCTCTGGCGCTGCCAAGCAGGCAGCACTGGCCGCGATTGTCGACGGCAAGACGTTGAAGGCGGCGCTGTACCTCGCCTCGGCGACGACCGGGCCGACAAACTCGGTCTACACCGCAACGGGCGAGCTGGCCGCGAGTGGAAACTACTCGACTGGCGGCGCATCGGTGACGAACGCGAACAGCGCGGGCCTGACCAGCACGACCGCGTACTGGACGCCGAGTGCGTCGATTGCGTGGACAGCACTCACGTCGAGCGGCGCGTTCGACTGCGCGATGATCTACTCGACGACGGACACGAACAGGAACATCGGAACGTTCACTTTCGGGTCGCAGACGGTGACGGCGGGGAACTTCTCCTTGACAATGCCAGTCAATGATAGTTCGACCGGGCTGGTGAGGTTCGCATGAGCATCGTTCAAAGAGCGATCATGGCAGTGGTCGGACCTGCGATTGCGTCGGCGCAGACCGCACTGGTGGCGCGGATCGATGCGCTCGAAGCGCGGCCGGCGCTGACAGACGCGGATCGCGCTGCAATCGCACAGGCCGCCGATCTTGCGGCGAAGTTCGCAGAACTGGCGGGTGAGCCGGCATCTGAGTCGCCGGTCCTCGACGGCGACGTGGTGATGGTCACGGACGTGCCGTGATGCGGGCGCTTGCGTTCGTGCTGGCGCTGCTGGCCGGTGCCGCGCAGGCGCAGACAGTGACGCTGCGCAAGTGGCAGGACATGGCCGCACTGGTCGACCGTCAGAGCAAGGCGATCATCGCGTTGCAGGCCGAGACGCGAGCGCTGCGCGATGCCTACGACGTGGCAACGATGTACTGGCTCGCCCAGGTGTGCGCGGCGAACGCCAAGATTCCGGCGTGGTCCGCGTCGCTGACCGGCATCAAGCCGTTTGCGATTGGCGACCACACTTGCCCCGCTGCCGGCACGCTGTACGCGGTGCCGCGATTCTTCGGGCCTGCGGTGAAGTGAGCTACGGCACGACAACGCGGGAGTCGGCGTATCGCTGGTCGACTGGCCGAGCGCGGGTTTGCGCGCTGATCGACAGCGCCGACAGGCTGGTGCGCGCCGATGCCGATGAGCGCCGGGTGATGCGGCAGATGCTGCTGGACATGGCGCGAGAGCACGAACGGATGTGCACGATGCTGCGTCGGTGCATCAATGCGAAGGACGCGGCGACGATGCGCCAGATGATCCGCGGGCACCTGGCAGAGATGGGGGCGTAGCGTGGCGATCCTGCGCGACGCGGGCGGCGAGTACCTGACGCGATCAGCGAGCCTGCCAGCCTCGACCGCGTTCTCTATCTGCGGGTTTTTTGCACCGACATCGGCGGCAGCGTCGAGCGTGCCGTTCCTGTTCGCCCTGCAAAACGCATCGGACGGCGTTGGATGTGCGTACAAGGACAGTTCTGGCGATCTGGTTTTCCTCGTGTTCAGGCAGAACAGCTACGACGACGACATAGCGAGTTTCACTGGGGTCTACGGGCAGCACTATTTCGTTGGATTGACGATGGATGCGACGACCGCGACGCTGTATGTCGGCAGTGTCGGGGCGTCGGATGCGCTGGTGACCGCTTCTGTTTCCGGTTCGACGTTCACGCCTAATGTGCTGCTCCTGTTCGATTGGAACGCAGGTAACCCGGTGAGTCCGGTCTGCGGCGTCAAAGCCTGGGACGCCGTGCTGACCGCCGACGAGATGGAGCTTGAGCGCTGGACTCGGCAGCAGGCCCGCACGACAAACTCGCACTTGTGGACGCCGATGAATGCGGTGGACTCGGTGGCGAATGCCGCGCTCGATCAGAGTGGCAACGCGCGACACTGGACGGTGAACGGGTCGCCGACTTTGATTGCTGATTCTCCGGTCGCGTGGCCGTACCTGAAGTCGCCGGGCGTGAGCGATGTGACGACGACGACTGCGAAGCCGAAAGCGACCTTGGAGTTCTGAGATGACGATCACGACACTAGACGGCGCGCTCGCTGGCATGAAGCCGCCGTCATATTTCAGCAAAGCGGTCTCGGGCACGCTCGTTGCCGGCCGTCCGTTCTCGCCGTTCTATCTCGCGGGCGTTCCGGGCGCTGCGACTGCGCCCAGTCCGGGTATTGCTGGCGCGTCGCTCACGTCCTATTCGGGGCAGATTCCGATCCCGGCGGCGTCGAACAACACACATCTGGCGCGGTTCTCTGGCGTGTCGTCGGCGCAGGCCGGGCTGCTGTTGCTCTGCGACCGTATCTGGCACAACAGCGGCTTTACGATCACGAGCACGAGCGCGCAGACGATCAACAGCACTGCGTGGGAGGCGCGGGACTCGGACGGCTCAACGAACGGCGTCGGCGTAATCCTTGGCGTTGAGATTTCGAGCGCGACAGGTGCAGGCACGCCGACGATCACGGTTGCGTATACGAACAGCTCGAACACCGCGTCGCGCTCGGGCACGAACAGCGTCGCGACGGTGGCGAGCAGTGCTGCCGGCACGTTCTATCCGATCGGA